CAAAGGTACGCAAAAGTATCTAGCTTCTCTCTAAGGGAAGCTAGGCTGCAAGATGCAAAAAATCGCCAGAACAGCCTGGAAACAAAGAACTCTGTACTAGAAGAGCAGTGGCAGGAAGTTCAACGAAACATTCTAGATGAAGTGAAGGCGGGCTACGACTGGGCCCTCAATAGTGGTATTGCTAAGGAGCAAGCTAGGGTGATTCTACCAGAAGGGCTAACAGAATCTAAAATGTATATGGCTGGAACAATACGCAGTTGGATGCACTACATCGCACTGCGCACTGATGCTTCTACACAGAAAGAACACAGAGAAGTTGCTTGGCAGTGTGCTGAGGCTTTAGAGCTTATATATCCTAGTATCCTGGATTTTGTTGTTGACAATTAAGTAAACAGGCTTTATAATATATTAAATAGGAGAAAGTTATGGAAGAAGAAGAATTTACACTTGAAGAATTTATAGAGGAACTAAAGAAAGAACAGGAAGCCTTTAAGAGGATCCACGAAAAAATAATACCGGAAACCGAAAAACAACACTCTAATGCTTGGTATAAGCAGTTCAATGATTGGGTTATGGCATGAGTAAGTTGAATTGTGTACGCTGTAGCCAAGAAGGTGTGTGGGAGTGTATTTGCTCAGACCCAGTAAAAACCCTTGAGATAGATGACATAGATGACATAGCAAAGTACGTTTCAGAGCCTGCTGTGGACGACACAGCAAAGTACGTTTCAGAGGCTCCTGAGTATAAGTATAAAGAAAGTGATTTGGTAAAAGACTTATTAGACTTCATTGATAGTACTTACACTAGCAAGGAGTTCAACCATTACGCTAGAGAACGGTTAGAAAGTGTTGAAATTACTATTGATGCAGGCCATGGTATGGGTTTTGTTATGGGTAGTATTAATAAGTATTGGAAAAGATACGGTAAAAAGGAGGGGTGCAACAGGAAAGACTTGCTTAAGATGCTTCATTATGGTATAATGGCACTATATATACATGATAAGGAGATTGAAAAATATGAAACCAAGAGTGAAGAAGAAGGAGTACGAGAATCTTACGCCTTCAAATATGGAGAAAATGCTTTCTCTGTTGCTCCCTTTAAGTGGGAAGTCGATAACTAAAAAAGAAGCCTGCGAGATTCTTAATATTAGTTATAATACTACTCGCCTGGCTAAGCTAATCGAAGACTATAACGAACAGAAAGAATATGTAGCTACCCGAAAGAAGCAAAATAAAGGTAGACCCGCTAGCAATCAAGAAATTGGTGATGCAGTACAAGGTTATCTTAGTAATGAGTCTATTACTGAAATTGCAAAAAACTTATATCGCTCAGTAGCTTTTGTAAAGAACCTACTAGACTCTGTAGGAGTACCGCAAAGACCTTCCTCTGTTGAGGATAAGCTAGCGACAGACTACATTCCTGAAGCTTGTGTGTCTGAAACTTTTGATGTAGGCGAAAAAGTGTGGTCTGCTAGACACCACAAAGTAGCTGTAATAGAAAGAGAGTACAGCCCTGAATATCAAAAAAGTAAGCCGGGTATTAAGTTTATAGACTATGAAAAAACACATGCTAGCAAGTGCTACTCCATATACCTCATTGAAAGTGTAGATGCAGAGGATACACTGTTTCCAGGCGTAGAAACGGGAGGCTATAGTGCTTTTTCAATGGCATACGATCTAGCCAAGTTATCCCACCTTGAGCAGTATGGTGTACGTTTATAACTCAGTGTATGAAATTTAGTTCTTGACTTTGAGCCATATATTTAGTATAATAGGTCTTCAAATATAGAAATAAAGGAAGATAAAATGTCAGAGAGGTTTTATCAGCAACAACTTAAAGCGACGGGAAATTGTCCTGGAGCAAAACCAACTAAAAGGAAACAAAAAATGTCTACTTGGACTGATGAATTGAAAGCAGAAGTGATTAAAGAGTATGTGTCTCGCGAGGCTACTCCTGAAACGAGTGTAGAAATTGTTAAAGAGCTTGCAGAAGAATATGAGCAGTCTCCAAACGGTGTTCGTATGATCCTTAGTAAAGCTGGAGTATACGTTACTAAATCTGCTGCTACTGCTGCTAAAACAGGCTCTACTACTAAAGCTACAGCGGGTGCCCGTGTATCTAAAGCAGACGCTCAAGCAACTCTAGTAGCTGCTATTGAAGCTACAGGTCAAACTGCAGATGAAGAACTTATCTCTAAAATGACTGGTAAAGCTATGATGTACTTCGCTGGGGTTATTAGCAAGAGCGAAACAGAGTCAAAAGACGAAGTAGCGTAAGCTACTTCCACCTCCATAGCGGTAAAAGGAATTTATTGTGAAAAAAGATGAATTAGTCACTCTAGTAGTAGAGTATGGTGACGCGATAATTACATACAGGAGCAAGAATAGTAATAAATTGAAGTATAATGTATGTACTTTAGATTTCAGTACTCCTTATATACAAGCAAAAAGCAATAGGGCAAAAGCTGATGATAAGAGTTTAGTATTGTTTTGTTGGGATACAGACTCCTATAGAATTCTAGACCCTTTAAGCGTAACAAGTGTGTTGCCTCTATCCTCTGTACTGAAGAATTAAATGTCTGATTTATACGATAGACTAATACACTACAACGAAGACAAGGAAGAACAGATAAGACTCACTATACGCGAGTTCAGAAGCTTAACTTATTTGAGCCTAAGGAAGTACTACTTAGATTTTGAAGGAGTATGGAGTCCTAGCACTCAAGGTATAACGATGCCACTAGAGCTAAGTAATAGTAGAGAACTTTTCGCAGCTTTAATTGAAATACTGTCTATATCTGAATCAAAAACTGTTCTAGAAGACCATTTTAAAGACCTACTGGATACCCTATACCAATGAAAGATTTCTTAGATCAAGCTAGTATTGCCTATTACGAAGGTAATCCTATCATTACGGATGATAAGTTTGACTACCTATCTAGTCTACATGAGTATGAACAAATAGGTACTCCAGGTGCCTATAAAGATGAACTGCCACATTTAGTACAGATGTATTCCCTCCAAAAATTCTTTAACCTAGATGACGTAACATTTGAGGAAACAAAGTATATAACAACTCCTAAACTAGATGGGGCAGCTATCTCTATACTGTATGTAAGAGGCAAGCTAGTACGGGCTTTAACTAGAGGAGACGGGAAGAAGGGTCAAGATATTACCTCAAAAGTAAAACATCTAGTACCTAATCAAATAGCTCACTTAGGTGTTATGCAAGTAAGTGGGGAAGTAGTAGCTGATAAGTCAATACCAAATTCTAGAAACTACGCTTCTGGTGCTTTACAGTTAAAGACCGAAGAAGATTTCCTTAAAAGAGAAGTTGCATTTTTTGCATACGATATGCAGCCTGCTAGAACTACTACTTATTCAAGCACACTTCAGTCTCTCGAAGCTGCGGGTTTTCTTACTGTGCTTAAAGCACACACAGAACAGTATCCTACTGATGGTACTGTATTACGTATAGACGATAATAAACTATACCTAGATATGGGATTCACAGCGAAGCACCCTAGAGGCGCTATAGCTATGAAAGAAGTAAAGGGTGGTGTAACAACAACCCTTCTTGATGTAGAGTGGCAGGTGGGCAAGTCGGGCATTGTCAGCCCAGTTGCCATCTTAGAACCTGTGAAAATAGGTGATGCAACTGTTTCCAGGGCAACACTACACAATATTGATTATATCAAATCACTAGACTTAGAGATAGGTTGTAAGGTAGAATTAATCAGAAGCGGGGAGATTATTCCCAGAGTAGTACGGAGGATTGATTAAGCTTGTTCCTCTAGCTAAGAAAAAATAGTTCTTGACGACAACTTAAAAATTTAGTATAATATACATTCTGAAATAGGAGAATAACGAATTGAAAAAAATTGAACCTCCAAATAGCTGCCCTTCTTGCAGTGGAGAACTTCAGTGGTCGAACAATCTCCTATATTGCAGAAATATTGAGTGCTCTGCTACTAAAAGTAAGAAAGTAGAACACTTTGCAAAAACTATGAAGATTAAGGGATTAGGTCCTGCAACCATTGAAAAGATAGGTCTTTCTGATATTTGTGAGATCTACTCTCTTGATCTTCATAGCCTAACTAAGTCTTTGTCCTCAGAGAAACTAGCACAGAAACTATTAGACGAGATTGATAAATCTAAAAATGCTAGCATGAATCAAGTTCTTCCAGCCTTCAGTATACCACTGATAGGTAAGACAGCAACTGACAAGCTATCTAAAAACTTAAAATCTTTCCTCGCACTAGATGAATATGCTTGTACAGCCTCCGGGTTAGGCCCAAAAGCCACGGACAACTTAATGAACTTTTTCAAGCGTGAGTTCTATAAGTACGAGACACTGCCTTTCTCTTTTGTATTTGACAAGGCTCCAGAAGTTGCAAAAAACACTGATGTAGTTTGTATAACTGGAAAACTAAAATCCTTTAAAACAAAAGCAGAAGCAGAAAAAGCCTTACTAGAAAAAGGCTATAGTGTAAAAAGCACGCTTACTAAACAAGTAACAATTCTAATTAATGAGAGTGGCCTTGAGTCCTCTAAAACCAAAACCGCCAGAGAATCTGGCATCAAAATAGTTAATAATCTAATGGAGATTTTATAATATGTCAAACCTTCCAAAATGGACAGACGAACGTACCGAACAACTTGCAGGCCTAGTAGGCACTGCTTATCCTGTAACTCAAGACGTTGTAGCATCTGCTGCGGTCGAGTTGGGAACTACTAACCGCTCTATCGCCAGCAAACTGCGTAAGATGGGCTATGAAGTTGAATCAGCCGCAGCTAATCGCACTAGCGCGTTTTCCGATAGCCAAAAAGCCACCCTACGTTCTTTTGTAGAAAGTAATAGCGGAACCTATACTTACGCTCAAATCGCAGATGCGTTTGAAGATGGAGCATTCAGTGCTAAGGAAGTACAGGGTAAAATCCTTTCTATGGAACTTACTTCCCACGTAAAAGCAGCCCCTAAGCCAGAAAGCACTCGTACTTATTCTCCTGAAGAAGAAGTTAAGTTTGTTAAAATGGTTAACGACGGAGCATTTGTAGAGCAAATTGCAGAAGCAATGGGCCGCCCTGTGAATAGCGTTCGAGGCAAGGCTCTTTCCCTACTTCGTTCAGGCGAAATTGAAGGTATTCCTAAGCAGGAACACACCAAAGACCCAGCAGAAAAAGCTGATCCTTTTGTATCTCTAGTGAACATTGCCGAAATGACTGTAGAAGATATAGCAGAAGCTATCGGTAAAACTGTTCGCGGGGTTAAAACTATGCTTACTCGTCGTGGTCTTAAAGTGAACAACTATGACGGAGCAGCAAAGAAAGAAAAAGCCTCCTCTAAATAAGAAGTATAATTAAAACCGTTAAATGCCTTACAGACTAGCTCTGTGGGGCAATTTTTCACGTTTGGAGGAATAGTTTGAACATAGCAAGTGCTTTAATTAAACAGCTTCTTGCTCTACAGGATTTTGAGACCTGGACCTCACTGCGTATTAACTACCTACCAACAGAGTACCATACTCTGTTTAAGATCATAGACAAACACTCCGACGAATTCCACAAACTACCTAGTTTTGAAGACTTAAAGTTTAGTATTAGAGACTCTCATACCCTAGATACTCTAGTTTTATTAGAACAAGTTAAAGCAGATGCAGAACCGTACCTGCTACTAGAATACCTAAAAAACGAGTACACCCAGAAAGAGATTCTAAATCAACTAGAAAGCTATATAGAGAATTCCATAGCTTTTGAAGATGCGGAGGAAAGCCTTAGCCACCTACGTCAGATAGTACTAGAAGTAGAAGACAAAGTAGACCTACAAGAACCTGCTGAGTCTATGCAAAGGATTACTCTTTTTGAGAGTGAAGAAGATTTAAGCAAGTATGTTCCATTAGGTCTAAACTCTGACTATGACAGTCAAATAACTTTCTCCCCTATAGACCTTATACTTATAGGAGGCAAGAGAGGGGCAGGTAAATCTGTTATATGTGCTAACGTAGCTAATAAAGTATATCAAGAAGGAAAATCTGCTATGTATTTCACTATTGAAATGGATAGTAGGGTTATTCTACAAAGAATATGCGCTATCTCTACAGAGATACCTTTTGGTAGGTTAAGATCAAAAAACTTAAGTACAATAGAGTGGGAAAAAGTAGCAGTATGGTGGTCTGATAGGTTCGTAGATAGTGATGAAAGATTAAAAGAGTATAAAGAGCACAGAGACTTTGATAGGTTCCACAAGGCCCTTACAACACAACACGTACTAAATCCGGAAAAACAATTAGACGTTGTATATGACCCTTCCCTTAATATTTCTAAAATAAAAGCGGAAATAGATCGGAAGCTTAGTACTACAAGTAATGTAGGGATTATAATTATTGACTACCTAAACCAGGTTAGGAGGGGTGGAAGCGCAGGCATTTATGATTGGACAGAACAAATAGAAGTTAGTAAATCCTTAAAGAGTATGGCACAAGAATATAGAATACCTATACTATCTCCCTATCAAACAGATGCTTCAGGAGAAGCAAGATTCGCTAAAGGTGTACTGGACGCAGCTGATGCTGCTTTCTCTTTAGAGACTTATACCCACGAAGACGCTTGTATTACATTTAACTGCGTGAAGATGAGAAATAACGCTATGGACTCGTTTACCTCAGTAGTTGACTGGAATAGCTTAAAAGTAGGCCCTGATAGCTCTTTAACCCCAAAGGAAAAAAGCTCCCAGGACAAGGATAGAGAAGAAGAAATAGAAATCTAGCTTGCGCCGGACAGCAAGTTTTAAACCAACAAACTTTTACATGTGAGGACGTATAATGGATAGAGCTACAAAAGCATACTTCAACAAGAAATATGGGCAAAAAAGTTTACCTAGGGTGACAGACCCGTATCGTAAAGGTGAGAAAGTGTACCCCTCTGCTAAATTGGGACCTCCAAAAAGCCAACCAGAAACAGAGTCTAATAGTATAAAAACGACTATTTCTCAGAAGTATACAATAGCACCCGCATATAATAAAGGAGCTTATCAAGTAATAAGCCCGGAGAACATAAAGGATATTGGTACGTAATGGCAGTTAATAAGTTATTCCTATTACAGTCCGCGAAAGCGGAAATGAAATCTAAAATTAGAAACAAGTATGAGGAGCTATCGGACTTAATACTGTCAGATGACATAGAAGAATTCAATATGTTATTAGATAGCTGTATATCCGATATATCAAATGATGTAGTTAAACTAATGATACTGGAGAAATTTCTAGATGATTGAAATAGACTATTTACTAGCCCGAGCTAAGCAAGCTGATGCAATTGGTGACCTTAGGAGCTTAGATGTTACTATAGCAAAACTATCACAACACCAACATAACTTTAGTCCTGAACAGAAGAAAATTTATGATAATCTACAGGTAGAAACTAAGCTATGGAAGTAATTGATCTATTAGTAAAAAAGCGACTTAATTTTGTACCTAAAGGTGCAGACTATGAGATACACTGTCTAAGCCCTGACCATAATGATAAGAACCCCAGTATGCGGGTTGATCAGATAACAGGTATATTCAATTGTTTTTCTTGTGGCTACAAAGGTAACCTCTTTACACTATTTGAAGAAGACCCTAACTTTCTACAACAGAAAAGAGAAAAGCTAAAGAAAACAATTCAAACTAAAAGATCAGAGTCTATCGGTCTGAGCTTCCCGAAGGATGCAGTATTTTTCGAGGGAGATTATAGGGGTATTAGTGGAGAAACATACAAGAAGTTTAAAGCTTTTGAATCTTTGGGTTCTGACTTTGCTGGTAGGTTGGTTTTTCCTCTTTACAGTTCTGCAGGCAGGCTAGTAGCATTTAATGGTAGACACTTGGGACTAGATATCCCAAGGTATAAGATTGTTCCGGATAAGGTAAAAATTCCTTTATATCCTGTAGTCGAAACCATCAACAGTTCTGTAATTTTAGTAGAAGGGCTATTTGATATGTTAAACCTACACGATAAAGGTCTAACAAATACTATTTGCTGTTTCGGAACACACATGGTAAATGAATCAAAACTTAAACAGTTAGCTGTCCAGGGTGTTAGTAAAGTCTATATTATGTTTGATAATGATGATCCAGGCGCAGCGGCTGCAGAAGAGTTATCGGAGATTGTAGAAAGTATAGGCTTAGCTTCTAAAATTATAACTCTTAATAGCGTGCAAGACCCCGGTGAGCTAAGCAAGAATCAAGTAGTAAAACTACGGAGAAAATTATATGACGAGCCCTAAGGTCGCTCTAATAGAGACCAAAACGAGTAGAACAGATTTCTACAAGGAGTTTGGTGGGGGTATTGAATTTGAAAGATTCCATCTTTGTTCAGACCCCTCAATAAAAAAAGTACTAAAGAAAGACTGTGATATTGAAATTAATATAGACGATTATGATTGGCTAATTTTAATAGGCAGCGAA